ATCCAGGATTTTAGAATCAATCCAGAAACAGTTACGACCGTAACTTTTCCTGATGATAATATTTTGGAAAATTATGTAACAGAATTAGAATCTTACGGTATTACAAGAGAACAAATTTTCTACGAGGAAGAGAATGGAAATAGCAGCGAACCTGTTGAAGTTGGCGAATGAGTGGATCATCGCTCAGGTAGAACCAGTTGAGGGGGACACCTTGCCAGGTGACCCAGATGTGTGGATGATTCAACCATACCTGCTAGACTGTGAAGGTCAGATCAGTCCATGGGCACCTTACGCTGCTGAGCGTGAATTCAATGTCAGGTCTTCGGACCTGACTGTTGTGACCAATCCAAGCAAGCAGTTGCTTGCTCGTTATATTGAATGTCTTGAATGAAGTTTTACACTAGTGTTGAGCAAGCAGGCAACCGTCTGCTTGTACGTGGTTATGAAAATGGCAATCGTTACAGCGTGAGGGTTCCCTTTAACCCTACGCTGTATTTGCCTACTAAGAATTATTCTGAGTGGAGAACACTAGAAGGTGATTGTGTAGAACCCCACAAGTTTGGATCTATTACAGAAGCAAGAGACTTTGTAAAACAATACAAAGAAGTAGATGACTTTGACATCTATGGAAACTCTAGATTTTTATATCAATACATCGCTGAGCAACATCCTGAGGAAGAACTTAAGTTCGATTCCAGTAAGATTCGTGTATTCACAATCGACATCGAGACAGCAGCAGAAAACGGTTTCCCTAATATCGAAACTGCTGACCAAGAAATTCTTGCTATCTCACTCAAAGATAGTTTCTCTGGACGTATTACAGTTTGGGGAGCAAAAGCATTCAATAATAAAGACCCTATGGTCGATTACATGCACTTCATATCTGAAGAAAGTATGTTGGGTGCCTTCCTTGAATACTGGCAAGAGAATTATCCCGATGTAATTACTGGATGGAATGTACAGCTATTTGACATGCCGTATATTCATAATCGTATTGATCGTGTTCTTGGAGAAAAGTTTACAAAACTTTTGTCTCCATGGAAACTAGTATCTCAACGTGAAATTTATATTAAAGGTCGTAAACAGTTTGCGATTGATACTCTTGGTATATCTACACTTGACTATCTTGAACTGTATAAGAAGTTTACTTATACTAACCAGGAAAGTTATCGATTAGATCATATTTGTTCCGTTGAACTTAATGAAAAGAAACTCGATCACTCTGAGTTTGATACTTTCAAAGAGTTCTATGAGAAAGACTGGCAAAAGTTTATTGAGTATAATATTCATGACGTTCGTCTAGTCGATAAACTAGATGACAAGATGAAGTTAATTGAATTGGCATTCACTATGGCATATGATGCTAAGGTGAACTATGAGGATGTATTTTCTCAGGTGCGTATGTGGGATAACTACATATATTGTGAGCTTCTAAAGCGAAAGATTGCTATTCCTCCTAAACGCGAGGCAACCAAATCTCAAAAATACGCAGGTGCATATGTCAAAGAACCGAAACCAGGGTTCTATGATTGGGTTGTTAGTTTCGACCTTAATTCTTTGTATCCTCATCTTATCATGCAGTACAACATCTCTCCCGAGACGTTACAGGATACCCGTCACTCAACGGCATCAGTTGATAAGATACTTTCTCAGGAGATAGAGATTGATGGTGAGTATGCTGTGTGTGCTAATGGAGCACAGTATTGTAAGGACAAGCATGGGTTTCTTCCTCAGATGATGAAGAAGATGTATGATAGTCGTGTCATCTTCAAGAAAAAGATGATTGCTGCTAAGAAACAGTATGAGAAAACTCCTACTGTTGAACTCATGAAAGAGATTGCCCGCTGTAACAATATTCAGATGGCAAAGAAGATCTCTTTGAACTCTGCTTATGGTGCTATCGGCAATGAGCACTTTAGATATTATCGTCTTGCTAATGCTGAGGCTATTACTTTGAGTGGTCAAGTCTCAATCCGTTGGATTGAGAACAAAATGAATGGATATCTAAATAAACTATTGTCTACGGAGGCAGTGGATTATGTCATCGCTAGCGATACAGACTCAATCTATCTTAATCTTGGACCTCTTGTTAGTAAATTTTTTGGTGCTAAGTCTAGCGACAAAGCAGCAGTTGTGGGGATACTTGACAAGATCTGCCAAGAAAAACTGGAACCTTTTATTGAACGTTCATATGAAGAACTGGCATCGTATGTTTCGGCATATGAACAAAAGATGACTATGAAACGTGAGAATATCGCTGATCGTGGTATTTGGACTGCGAAGAAGCGTTACATTCTTAACGTATGGGACAGTGAAGGTGTTAGATATAAGGAACCAAAAATGAAGATTATGGGTTTGGAGACTGCCCGTTCTTCTACTCCAGCGTATTTTAGAGACAAGTTATATGCAGCGTTTAAGATTATTATCGGCAAATCAAATGATGAACTTATCACTTTCATCGATGATGTGCGAGCAGAAACGAGACTGCGACCTTATGAGGAAGTTGCTTTCCCTAGAGGAGTCAATAATCTCGCAAAATATCGTCACCCAACTGAGATCTACCAAAAAGGAACACCCATCCATGTGCGAGGTGCTTTGCTGTACAACCACTATGTCAAAAAGCACAAGGTAGAAAATAAGCATCAGCTTATTCAAGAGGGTGAGAAGATTAAGTTCATGTATCTTAAAACACCAAATCCAATTCATGAGAATTGTATTAGTTTCTTTGGTGAGTTGCCTCATGAGTTTGGACTTGAGAAGTATGTTGATTATCAAACTCAATTTGAAAAGTCATTCTTGGAACCTCTCAAGAATGTGCTAGAATGTGTGGGATGGACCCATGAGAAAAAAATTTCACTTAGCAGTTTCTTTGAATAGGAGTTATTATGAGTTTTCTAGATAGTGTAATTAAGGACAGTGGAAATGAATTTGCTGGTCTGGTTAGTGAAGGAGTCGCTGCTGGTGACATCACTTCTTATGTTGATACTGGGTCTTATATCTTTAACGCCTTGGTTAGTGGTTCGATTTATGGAGGACTTCCTTCCAATAAAGTTACAGCTCTCGCTGGTGAATCAAGCACGGGAAAGACTTTTTTTGCTCTCAGTGTCGTTCGTAGTTTCCTTAACGCTAATCCTACAGGCGGTGTCATTTATTTTGAAACTGAGTCCGCCATTTCCCGTGAAATGATTGAAAGTCGTGGGATTGATTCTAAACGTATGGTGCTATTCCCAGTAGCAACTATTGAAGAATTTAGAACACAAGCTTGTCGTATTGTTGATAAGTATCTCAAAGAACCAAAGGATGAACGCCAACCGATGATGTTTGTTCTTGATAGTCTTGGTATGCTTTCAACCACCAAAGAGATGAAGGACGTTGCTGATGATAAGCAAGTTCGTGACATGACTAAATCTCAATTGATCAAGGGTGCCTTCCGTGTGCTAACTCTCAAACTGGGTCAAGCACAAGTCCCTATGATCGTCACCAATCATACCTATGATGTGATTGGATCCTATGTGCCACAAAAAGAAATGGGTGGTGGCACTGGACTAAAGTATGCTGCTTCTACTATAATCTATTTGTCCAAATCAAAAGAGAAGGACGGCACAGAGGTGGTGGGTAACATCATCAAATGTGAAGCAAAAAAATCACGATTAACCAAGGAGGGCAGCAAAGTTGCAACACGTCTTTTCTTCGATGACCGAGGACTCGATCGCTATTATGGACTACTGGAATTGGGTGAACAATACGGAGTCTTTGAGCGTGTGGGAAATCGTATCAAGATTGATGGTTCTTCTGTTTATCCTAAATCTATTCTCAGCGATCCTGAAAAATACTTCACCAAAGAAGTGATGGACAAACTTGAAGAGGCAGCAAAACAAGAATTTACTTATGGCAACTGAGCGTATTGAAACCACTATCTTACGAAATCTCATCTTTACTGAGGAGTATTATCGTAAGGTAGTGCCTTTTTTAAAAGCAGATTACTTCCAAGAATATCATGAAAAAATTATCTTTGAAGAGATTGCTGACTTTGCAAGTAAGTATGATAAAATACCTACTAAAGAAGTCTTATCGATTAATCTCCAAAATCGTAACGATCTTACTGACGACACGTACAAAGATTCGTTACAGACAGTACAAGGACTTACCGACGAGTGGGTCGATTACGAATGGCTCCTCGATGCCACAGAAAAGTGGTGTCAAGACAGAGCAATCTATCTCGCCCTTATGCGGTCGATCCAAATCGCAGATGGAGGCGATAAAAAAATATCAAAGGATGCGATACCAGGCATTCTACAAGAAGCACTAGCAGTATCTTTTGATGAACATATTGGACACAGTTATACGGAGCAAGCAGAAGAACGTTATGAGTTCTATCACAGAAAAGAAGAGAAAGTCCCATTTGATTTGGAGAAGTTTAACTTCATTACCAAAGGTGGTCTCTCTAACAAGACTCTCAATGTCGCTCTTGCTGGAACGGGCGTCGGCAAGTCTTTATTCATGTGCCATTGCGCTGGTGCCGCACTCACAGAGGGGTACAACGTACTCTATATTACATGTGAAATGGCAGAGGAAAAGATTGCTGAACGAATTGACGCAAACCTTTTGAATGTCAATGTTAAAGATATTGCTGAACTACCAGAAGTTATCTTCACTAGCAAGATTCAGGAGATTGCTAGGAAGACTAGAGGCAAACTTATTATCAAAGAATATCCCACAGCGTCTGCCCACGCAGGACACTTCAAAGCACTCCTGAGCGATCTTTCTCTCAAGAAAGATTTTAAACCACATATTATCTTTATCGATTATTTAAACATCTGTGCGTCAGTGAGGTATAAGGGTGCGATTGTCAATAGTTACACGTATGTTAAAGCGATTGCTGAGGAGCTTCGTGGTCTTGCTGTGGAAGTTGGGGTTCCTATTGTTAGTGCTACTCAGACCACTCGTAGTGGTTTTGGGAATTCTGATCCTGATCTTACCGATACTTCTGAGTCTTTTGGCTTACCTGCCACTGCTGATTTTATGTTCGCTCTTATCAGCACTGAGGAGCTTGAACAACAGGGTCGCCTCATGGTCAAACAACTTAAAAACAGATACTCAGATCTCGTTACCTCACGAAAATTCATGGTGGGAATTGACAGATCGAAGATGAAGCTGTATGATGTAGCGGACGATGCTTCCGCTATCAGCATCGACGCAGAGGATCCTGGTGAGGAGTTCTCACAATTTGCCGAAACACAAAACCGTCTATCTAAATTTGCTGAGTGGAATGTATGATTAATTTTAATAAGTATGAAGAGTTTGTTGCAGAAGTTACTTCTGACTGTTCAACGAACTTTGTTGATTTCGCTGATCGTATTGGCGAGTTGGATCGTGAGGGTGCCAATATTGAGCGTCTCCTTACTGCTGGTGTTGGGATTAATGCTGAAGGTGGTGAGTTCCTTGAGATCATTAAGAAGATGGTATTCCAAGGTAAGCCTTGGAACGACGATAATCGAGAACATCTTATTATTGAGTTGGGTGATGTCATGTGGTATGTGGCACAAGCTACTCAATCGCTAGGTGTATCGATGGAAGAAGTTCTTGATCGTAATATCACCAAACTTTCTAAGCGTTATCCTACGGGAACCTTTGACTCTTACTATTCCGAGAATCGTAAAGAAGGAGATCGATGACTAAATTTTATATGTTTACCAAGGACTCTTGTGGTCCTTGTGGATTGGTTAAGAGATATTTGAATGCTCTTAATGATGATCGTATTAAAGTAATACAAGAAGTTCATCTGGAAGATTTTAGTGATGAACCAATCCCAGAAGAAAATCTTGCTCTTGCCAAGAAATTCAATGTAACAGCAACACCTGTTTTGATTGTTGCTGATGAAGATGACAATATCCTCGAACCTTATGTAGGAGGTCTTCCAATTACTCAAAACATTCGTAAATTATTCAACAAATACGATGTATAGTTTCTGGATTCACCTAGTAGCATTCTTCCAAGTTGTTGTGATGAATTGTATTCAACCAGTCAATTGGAAGTATTGCTACAGGGTGGACCAGTGGTTGATACCAGAAGTTGTCCAAGGATATAAAATTTGGAGTGGGCAAGAAAAACCTTATCAAAAAGAACAAGAATATCTTAAAACCCTCCAGTCTAAATAATTAGACGGGAGGTTTTTTTCATGGCATTTAATAGCATACCTAAAAATCTTTCAGAGATGCGAGCGGTTGCTGGCAGCAGCATCGACGAAAAATATAGAGGTGGAATTATCCAGTTCTATAGCAAAATTAAAAAAGCACATGGGATGGAAGATCCCTTAGCATTTAATCCTACAAATAAATCTGGCAAGAGTTGTAAATTAGTTCGTGCTCTTAAAGGAGAAGTAGATATTGCTAAACTAAAAAGAGAATGTAACTTAGATTCTAATTTTAAAATCAGTTGGGGAGACGGTAGCAGAGGCAATCGTGGCACAGGTAATACTGGCAATCTATTTGAGGGACAACTTGAGAAAGGATTAAATGATTGGATTGAAGAAGGAGACTATCGCACTAATCCATACAGAGATTTTATTGCTGATTTAATTAAATTTTATGACCTTGAGGATTGTCAGATTGTAAAGGTAATTGCTGAGGGAGGAGAAAATAAAAAGAGACCAATTACATTTGAAGGAGGTAACTGGAAGATTGGTGATGCTGATGCCAATCACTATAATATTGGTCCAATCGTTACTGACCTAACTCTAACAACCAAGTGTAAAGGGAAACCTGAGAAATTAATTTACCTTTCACTGAAGAAAGGTGGAACAACTACGATGTCAAATCTTGGTGTTAAGAAGATATTCACCAAAGAAGATATCCAAAATGGAATGATTGAAACAGACATTGGCAAGAAAATTTTAAATACTTTTGGCATAGATAATTCTAGGTTTTGTCGAATATTTAATGAAGCAATGATTGGCGCGGTGAAGAGTGGTGGTGATGATACAAATCCATCATTCAACAGAACACTTCTCCAAGGAATGATTCGTGGTTCTATTGGATATGGATATCATTATACACATAAGCAAAGTGGAAATAAGATTAAAAATTTTCCGATGACAAAGGAAGTTTGTGATAGGGCGACCCATGTCAGTTCTGTAACTGTCCATTATGGAGGCAAGACTGGAACTGGACAACGTGTAGATATCACGGTTAAAACACCTGTCATGGAACTGAAGTTTAACATTCGTGACACAAGCGGCAGTTCGGACCCATGGCCTGATAAACTACAGTCAGCATACAAGTTCCAAGGCGAGTCGGTCTTTAGCATTCCAGAGGACGGATACAAGGACTAATGGCAAACATCAAACAGCTCAAGCACCTAGAACACCTTGAAGATGAGATGCTGAACTATGGCGTCGAAGGATGTATGGCAGCAGTATCGTTCCTGAAAGAACTAAGGAAGATGCTGGGTCATCAGGAGAGTAGTGGTTTCATGCAGACTAAATGGGACGGTGCTCCTTCTGTCATCTGTGGTATGGATCCTCTTGCTAATATTTTCTTTGTTGGAACGAAGTCTGTATTTAACAAAGACACTCCTAAGATTTGTTATTCTGAGGATGATGTTGATGAAATGTATAGTGGAGATCTCGCAGAGAAACTTAAGTTCTCTTACAGATACTTTAGTGAGTTGGGAATCAAAGGTGTGATTCAGGGCGACCTTCTCTTTACATCTGATTTAAAACGAGAGACTATTAATGACGAAAAACTCTATACTTTCAGACCCAACACAATTACCTATGCTATTCCTGTTGATCATCCTATTGGAAAAGCAGCGGGCAGAGCAAAGATCGGTGTAGTATTTCATACTCATTATCAAGGAACTGACTTGCCTACAATGCAAGCAATGGCGGGAGCTCCTGTTGATACCTTTAATAAAATTCCTGAAGTTCTAGTTGTCAAGAATGACACTCCCATGGATCGTGTTGGTTTTTCCAGACAAGAGATGACTAAGTTTAATAACTACATCACCAAGATTGAACGAATGTGTAAGATCTGTGGTGATTTCTTAGATGAATTAGTTGGTGCTACTGGCACAACTGGAGATGCCAAGTTCCACATAGCATCTTACTTAAAGCAGTTCTTTAATAACGAGATCAAGAATGCTAGAAGCATTGGTAATATCGATGAGAGTTTGTATGATCTAGCAAACTTCTATCATGAGAAGATGAGTAAGGAACTTGCCAAGATCAAGACAGCAGCAAACTTAACCAAAAAACGTAACCTTGTTTATCAGAGTGAAAACTACCTTGTGGATAATGTCTATAAGTTTAAAGCGATGCTGACCTTGTATAAAGAACTTCAGACAGTGAAGCAAATGGTTATAGATAAACTAGACCACCTGGAAGAGTTCAGAACTTTTGTTCAAACGGAGAAAGGATATAAGGTCACAACTCCAGAAGGATATGTTCTTCACAAGGATGGCAGTATGATTAAGTTTGTCAATCGCTTGGAGTTTGCTTACAATAACTTCACCTTACAGAAGCAATGGCGTTAGACGGAAAGGTTTGCTACTTTACATTTGGTAGGTTTCAACCAGCAACTACTGGGCATGGAGAAAACTTTGCTGGTGTAAAACGTGCTGCTGGTCAGCATGACTATCGCATTTATATTTCTCAAACTGTAGATAAGAAAGGTAGCAATCCTTTACCACCAGATAGAAAGTTATATTATATGAATAAGTCTTTTCCAGAACATCGTGGTAAAATATTTTCTGGACCTAAACAACCTGTCGCTATCCTTCAAGATCTTATGCTGGCAGGATACGATGAGGTTGTCTTTTTAGTAGGTTCTGATAGAGTTTCTGCCATGCAGTTCCTTCATAAATATAACGGAACTGAGTTTTCGTTCAGAAAGATTGATATTCAGTCTTCTGGAAGTAGAGACGCTGATGGTGATACCTTTGCCATTTCTGGAACTAAGATGAGACGTGCGGCATTTGCTGGCGACTTCGATACATTCAGAAAAGGTATTCCTAGAGCATTAAGTGATCGTGATTGTCGCGCTCTTATGGGTGAAATTGCGGCAGCACTACCTAAGAATTTTAAATGAAAGATTTTAAGAAACTACGAGAAGAAGCATTACGCCAGCAGCAAAGGCAGCAGGAAGTATTCAAAGAAGGCGATGCTGTTATGTCATCACGAACTGGCGATAAAGGATATATCCATCGCCTTGGTGGAAACTACGCTATTGTTATAACAGAAGATGGAAATATGCTTCGTGAGTGGATGAGAAATATTAGATCTATAAATAATACAAGAAGAACCTCCCTTTTAAACGATGAAGTATCAGGAACCAACTAATACCGTAAAAAATCAAGATGAGTTTTCGTCGGGATTGATGGAAGCTTATGATAGATGGATGGGTGGAGATACATTCCAGAATACTGAAATCGTAGAATCTTATGGTAATAAGGCACCTCAGTCACACGGTGCTGAAATTGAAGATACCACCAAGAAAAAGAAGACTGCTAAGAAAGGTTCTTATGTAGGACAAGAAAGTGCTCCTAAGAATGAGGAGTATGAGGTTCTTGAGCGTGAAGAGTATGAGATTGATGGCGAGACTTATGTCATCGAAAAGAAGAAAGGACTTGACGGCAAAGCTTGTTGGAAAGGTTATAAGCAAATGGGCACCAAGATGAAGGGTGGCAAGCGTGTTGATAACTGTGTCAAGGCAGGTGACGAACTAACTCATGATGGTGAAGAACTAGCAGAGAAGAAGTTAGATAAGGTTGATCACAGCGAACTCAAGGGTAAGCACGCTGATCGTAAAGATAAGGACATCGATAACGATGGTGATGTAGATGGTTCTGACAAGTATCTACACATGCGTCGTAAGAAAGTTTCTAAGATCATTGCTATGAAGGGCAAAAAATGAAATCATTTGAACAATTCCGTGAGGAGTGTGGTTGCGAAAAAAAGGATCGCAAGGTAAAATCGAAAAAGAAAAGCACGGTGGAAGTGATGCCGACAGTTAATGATGGTGAGAAGGGTATGACTACAAGACCCAATAACGAGAGTGTTAAGTTCGCTGGCAACTATCAAGGTCCATTGTATGCAAGACATCCAGATCTTGTCATTGCTGAAAAGGCAGTTTCAAAAAAGCAACAAAAATTCATGGGTATGGTCAGAGCTGCTCAGACGGGTGAGGGAGCGTCATCGCCTGAGGTTGCCAAAGTTGCTTCCAGCATGAAGAAGAAAGATGTGAAGGACTTTGCTTCTACGAAGCATAAAGGTCTCCCTGAAAAAAAGAAAGTCAAGGAGAACTATGACAAGGGTGAGTATGATTATGAAGGAGACATGGCGAAGACACAACTAAAAGGTGTCATCCGCAACGCTCAAGAACTTCACGATCTACTACAACCAGCAGACAATCTTCCTGAGTGGGTTCAGTCAAAGATCACTCTTGCCGCTGATTATATACAAACATCTGCGGATTATATGAAGAGTAAATAAATAGAAGAGCTCCATGCTTTAAGATCATGCTCGCTTTTCTACTTCCACTCGCATCAAAAGTTATTTCAGACGCTGTTGCTAAGATTCCCGATAACGAGGAACTTGGTGAGCAGTTGATTAAGATCTGCCTAGTTATTCTCAAGAAGGCAGTTGCTTTAACCAAGACAGATATGGATGATAAACTACTTGCAGTTGTTGAGCAAGCAATCAACAACCGCGAAGAAGTTTGAGAATATAAATAAATTTTAGGAATAGTAAATCTGGAGTAAGTTATCCATGTCCCTGTATAGTCGCGCTGAAACAGACGCACAAAGTTTGAAACTTCTTAATACTACAGAGAAAAACTCTGTAGATAAGTATGATCATGATAACACCAAGATCGTAGATGGTGATAGCACTGTTGCTGGCGCACAGGGTTATGCCACTGCTGCCCGTCGTTCAATTTTTATTGA